GAAGACTTCTGGAACAACTTTGTCGAACTTCGACAGATATGTATCGATCTCGGAATATATGAGAAGATCTCATCAAAGACGAAGTTCTGTGGTCAGTACATTCAGGATAAATAATCTCCACTAGATTTATATGAAGACTCCAGTGTCCCTCGTCGCGAAAGCCATTGGTTTGTGGGTGGGTGTCATGCTCGTGACGCAATTACCACTCCTCATTGAAAATTACACCGCACGACTCGCGTTGATCACGATTGTCATGCCGAACATCCTTCGTTTGATTGTTGGAAACATTCCGCAACTCGCCGTCGATCAAAAGTTCATGATGATCGCATCAATCTTCTCATTCCTGTTAGCGTTTGCGTTTGGTCGCTTGAACACAAACTCGCAGGACACTGTCAAAAACTATGGTAAAGACACAAAGAAAACACTGCAAGGTAGTGCATTATTTGTGACCACTTTTACGTTGGGTGCGTTGATTACCTATTATTCGGGTATTCATAAGACGCTCTACACACAAATGGGCTGGGAAACCGCGAACAACGTGGCACCGCAACCCATGGCGTCGGCGATGAACGTGTCGAATTATTAATTCTTCACGATATACGTCTTCGTGATGTAGAAAATAAGAGCGGCGACGAGACCCGTCGACGCCAACCCAATCGCGCTCCGAGAGCCATTCTCACCTAGAAACTTGGGAACAGTACTCGCAAGCTTCTCCTGGACCGGCCTACTCACGGCAGCGGCGGCGCACACACCGGCGATTAACGCGAACAATTGATCGTCGGTCAAATTCATGATATTTTTACTCTTCGGTTCGACCTTTTTCTTTTCTTCGGTGGGCATCTGCATCGGCATTTGCGGTGCGGTCGCGCGCACGCTTTGCATACGCGGCTCGGCAGTCATCATCGGTGGAGCCATGATATCCGGCACGGCACTCGCACCCCCCATAAGTTCAGAAATCGGTGTGGAATCCATGGTCGTTGTATCTTTACTTTGACTCATATTTTTTTCGTGTAGGTTTTCTTGCACAAACGTAGTCGAAGGATTATCGAGCGACACCATACCATCATCTTTATCATTCAGGTTCATCGTTCGTATGTCAGACATTTATATAGCCTGAGTTTTTTGAAACATACGAGTGACGCATTTTCACTTTCTTTTGATTACGGTGAGACGAGTCTTTTTTGTGGCGTTCTTTGTGTCGTCTTCTTTTTGTTGTGAATACTTTGGATTGTACATCTTCTTATGTGCCTGCCATAAGCTCGGACCACCCACTCTAAAATTCTTCCTGATGGTTGCCTTGTACCAAAACACACAATCAGATATCTTATTAGACTTTACCGTGTTGTCTAATACCAAACACTCATAATTTTCGGTACATTGATCCATCACCTTACAAAACATATCAAATGAAGGAAAAATACCAAAAAAAGACTTGTAGAGTTTTTCTCTATTCTGTATGATGTTTTCCCGAAGAATGAACACGTAGTCCACGTTAGCGCGTAGTGCTGGTGGTAAATCCATGACGTATTGCATCGTGAGCATGAAGAAGATCTTCCAGTGACGTCCATTCATGAAACATTGTCGAATACACGTGTCTTTGAGAAACTTTGAATCGTACATACAATCGTCGAGAAGCATGAACGCACCACAGTTATCCTTTCCTGCACCCACAAGTTTTCGCTGTCTCGCCATCACACGCTCGATTGCTTCACGGTCGTAGTCACCGTAAATGAAAAGGTCTGGAATAAAATCAGAATAAAAGTGATTTCCTTCTTCGGTTCCTGATAATACTATTCCTGCTGGAAGATGTTTTTTGTGGTACATGATGTCTTTCACGAGTGTCGATTTCCCCGTGTTACGCTTACCTATAAAAACACATACCCGATCATCTCCCATAGTTTCGGGCTTGAATTTCCTCAATTGAAGATTCATTCTACTGTAGTGAGCCGTTTTAATTCGCAAAATTTTACTCACATACAGTAGATATGTCTGGACGTGTGAGACTCGCTGTCACCGGTATCCAAGATCAATGGCTCACAGGTGAGCCGCAGTTTTCATATTTTCTGACATTGTTCAGACGACATAGTAAATTCGCACTCGAACAAATTGAAAGTCCTTTTGATGGGACTATTGATTTCGGTGAAATACTTGAATGTCGTGTACCACAGAATAAAGGAGATCTCATCAAGAATATATCTTTGAAAATAACTCTGAGTGATCCAACACCAGACGAAAGTAATTCGATTAATAACGTGGTATACGTACCGTCAGTGTGTACTGAACTCATCGAATACGCGGAGCTCCTGATAGGTGGACAAACGATCGAGCGCATCACGGGTGAATATATTTTCATGCACCAACAACTCTACAATAACGACGATGACGTCGCACAGTCACTCTACTTTTTGAATAGCCATGGGAACTACCTCGGATATCGTGGTGATTACACATACTTTATCGACCTGCCGTTCTTTTTCTATAGATTTCCAAACTTATCGATTCCGGTGTGCGCCCTGACGAAACAATTGGTTGAAGTCCGTATCAAGTTACGACCACTTCATAAGATTGTTCGTGACACAAAAAATAACATCATTCCCGCGAACGTCACGGCGGCTATCAAAAATGTATCCATGGATACAGAATTCGTCTTCATAGGGAATGAAGAAAAGAACTATTTATTGACTCGTCCACTTGAATACGTCATCACACAACTCCAAATGTCACAGTTCACGATGCCGTACGGTATGGATACGAAGTCTGTGATGCTCAAGTTTCAACACCCAGTCAAAGAAATGTACTTTGTCGCACAAAACGATTATTACACGAGCAATAACCTTCCTTTGAATTTTGAAAGGATCGATAACGTCGAACTCAAGTTTAACGATAATCAAGTGTTCAACGCCGACCATAAGTTTATCACGTATCAACAACCATTCGCACATCACACCAACTCACCAACCGTTCTAGGTGTTACGTCCGTAAATCCAATCTTCGGTGTATATTCATTCTCAGAAAATCCCCAAGTCGAATATCCAACGGGTCAAGTAAACATGAGTCGTGTGTATCATAAACTCTTCACTATAAAACTCGATTCAACCACAAACGGAACGAACACGATTCGTGTGTACGCGAGAAATTACAATGTCTTGCGCATTCAAAGTGGGTTAGCTGGTTTAAAATTTTAACCCTTTATAGTAGTAATGGCTGGTAGACTTCAGCTCGAGACGACCGGTCCACAGGACAGGTTTTTTACGGTTGAACCACAGTTTACGTATTTTACGAAACGCTTTTCCAGACATACAAATTTCGCGAAAACATTCACGAAACTGGATTTCGATGGCGTTCCAGAATTCGGTACTACACTTCGTAGTCGAATTCCCATAAACATGGGAGACTTGTTAAAAACAGTAAGCTTTGAGATTGAACTCGATGCCATTCCGAATGCATCGAGCAGTGGTATCGGTTACATCGAATCCATCGCACACGCCATGATTGAATACGTGGATCTCATAATCGGTGGTAAGGTTGTACAGCGCATCACGAGTGACTACCTTCAGATTTATTCCGAACACAACTATACACAGACGAATCAGACAGCCCTATCCAAACTCATAGGAAAATATCCAAACAGACAATCATCCGTCCGTGTGGCCGATCCGTCGATCATTGGATATCTCGGAGCCGCCACGTCGACACAAAAGTATTTCGTCGACGTTCCCTTTTACTTTTATAGAAATCCACAACTCGCGATACCATTGTGTGCCATTGACAAACAAGAAGTTGAGATTGAAGTTAAATTCAGAAATATCGAAGACGTTGTCATCGATAATACGACAATTTCCATAAATAACGTCACGTCGTACGCACCACACACGACGGGTGGTATCGGATATGAGGTTGGTAATTATCTCCAGGTCGGTGTAGACATAGACGGTGAGGCTCTCGGAGATGAATCTGGTTTTTCTGTCTCCATGTCGAGAGACGGGTCAATCATGGCGGTCGGTGCACCGAACAACGACGCCGTTCCCAACGATTCTGGACACGTGCGTGTATATCGACTCGTCAATCAAACGTGGACACAAATGGGTACAGACATAGATGGCTCTGTTTCGAATGATTTCTTTGGTCAGGCCGTGTCTCTTTCGGGTGATGGAACTGTCCTCGCGGTGGGTGCACCGGATCACAACTATAACGCCATCTCGAATAACGGGCAAGTGAAAATTTATAGATGGAATGGGACGACGTGGGGAAGTGGACAAGCGATAAACCCCACGATTCACGCGACGACTCAAAACCTAAACTTTGGAAGCGCGCTTCAATTATCTCGCGACGGAAATACCATCGTCATCGGTGGGCGTGGATACGACACGTCTCGGGGTGTCTTTTACGTGTACAAGTATGAAGATAGTGCGTGGACACATAAACATACCGAATTTGGTCGGGTGACTGGTGACGCACTTGGATACAGTGTATCCATATCGGGTGATGGATTACGCGTCGCAGCCGGTGCAAATAATCCAGACGGGACGAGCTATGTGAGAACTCTGTATTTTAATTCACTAACACAAGAATGGCTTCCGCTCGGTGACTACATAGAGAGTGAAAACCCGGGTGATGAATTTGGATTTTCTATTAATTTTTCGGGCGATGGTCACAGACTCGCGGTCGGTGCACCGAAGAATTCAAGCGCTCGAGGTCACGTGCGCGTGTTTGAATACACCAATGCTACATGGATACAAGTTGGATCCGACGTCGATGGCGAGGCGTTGGGTGATCAAAGTGGTACATCCGTCGATCTTTCTGATGATGGGAGTATTCTCGTCGTCGGTGCGAATGTAAACGATGGAACCGGTACAGACGCTGGACACGTGCGTGTGTACGTCTACGGTGTGGATGGGTGGAGACAACTCGGTAAAGATCTCGACGCCGAAGCACTCGGAGACGAACTCGGTTGGTCGGTCGCGATCTCTGGTGACGGTACACGGATCGCCGCGGGTGCGAAATCAAATGACGGAACGGGTACGAGTGCCGGTCACGTGCGCGTCTATGATCATCTGAAACGTTCCTATTTGGAAAATCGAATCAAAAAGTTCAACATGAACCTCGAACTCATATTTCTCGAGAGTGCTGAACGACTTAAGATTCAACACACGCGTCGTGATTTTGTCATCACACAAATTCAGGAAAATGCATTCAAGATTCCAAAGGGAATTCGCGATACCACGGTGAATTTGTCTTTCGTGAATCCAGTCAAGGAACTATTATTTGTCTTTCAACGTGAAAACAATAGAAAGTTTGGTGATTTTGTGACGCCATTTGATTACGACAACATATACATCGCGGTCGACAATAGACTCTTCTTTTATGAGAATCTCGTGTCACTCGACTTGCGTCTCGACGATGAACAAATCATCACTGGGGAAACTGGAAAGTTTATGTTTCTCAAGGCACTTCAACCCGGTATTCACCATTCGAAAACACCTCTCATTCGACGGTTTTACTCGTATAATTTTGGTTTCGAACCAGAAAAACCGTATCCCACAGGTCAGAAAAACTTTACGCTCGTCAAGAATCAAACACTTAAGATGAATCTCACTCCGAACGATACACACGATCGGGATTTACGAGTATATGCCCTAAGTTACAATGTTCTCCGAATAATGGATGGATTTGTACAAACTATTTTTGACGACAATTAATAAATGAAGACTGGATTCGATCTCAGTGATACGGGTAACGATGTGTATGAAAATCATTTGAAAATGCTCATAGATATTGTGACCCCCGTGGTCGAAAAGGCCATCCTACTTTCGTGTGAATACGCGAAAGCATGTGGCCGTGACGCAGTCATCAGTAAAGATTTTGAATACGCCGCAAAATACTGTGCCATGCGCACAGTCGGACAGCACATCGGAAGTTATTTCCCGGAAATATATAACGATGACGACGATGACATAGACGTTGATGATCTCGACATTATCGACGATGACAGCGTTGAATTTGTTCGATACTCAGGCGACGACCCGGCGTTCAAGGCTATAAACGATGCGTACGATGCATGGGATTCGTGGGTGCCGCAAAGTCCGGTAGAAGAGCTCTTAAAAAATGCCATTAATAGTAATGAGCACTGTGGAGGGGTGGACCACGAATGAATTTAAGATCATAGATGATGATAGTGCCTCTGATTCAGATTCGGATTCTGATAGTGAGTGTGGCACTACCAGGACACGAGGATATAAAAAAGTACAGTACAAAAAAATCGCACTCGAGGAAGACCTACTCCCCGAATAATTTCTGTGAGTATATTATAATATACAATGAAGCAAGCGATCGACGCTGTTACCTTGGTGACCCAGGAGCTCGAGTCTCAATCCCTCAACGCTGTCGTCGCGGGTTTCTCTTTCGCGGCGGCTCTCGCATGGATGGATCTCGTTCGATTTTTGATTAACCAAATCGTTAAGGTTCAACGCAATGGTGGTATGCACTACACGCTCACCGCACTGTTCACGACGCTCTTGTCCGTGACCGTGTACTTGGTCATGTCTCAAATGTCCTCGCGTGTTCGCAAGCCGCTTCAACCGGTCTACGCGGTTACGCGGGCGTAAGCACTTGCGGTTTCCGTTTCGTGAGCATCAAGGCGATGATGCCTATAAAAACAATGAGGGCTATGGAAGCATACTCTTTCCATCTATAAGGATTCTCCAATTCGGGAATACTTATTGGTGGCGGTTAATCCGTCTTTCTCTCAACCTTTGGTAGACTTTCTAATTTATCAGTAGACCCTGTAATTTCAAATTTAAGTGTGTGGTCTTGGTTTCGGAAATCGTAGGGAATGAGACGCCCGTGACTCATATAGAAGAATTCGACTCGTATGTCACGAATAGATCTCTGTGATCCAGAATGAAATTCGTGTGTCACTGGATCGTCTGCACCATTGTAAATAATGGCACCATTTTGGGTCAAAATACGACCGGTATAAAAAGGTGTATTTGAATACACTGTTTTATTCAATTGATCGGACCCGGAACTCAAACGAAGAATGAGTGACGTCGGTCCGGAGAGATTTACAGCACCCGTGACGATGCGACCATTCGTCGATGTATAATCGAGTGACGCCAAACCTAAGACTTGATGTGGTGTGGTATTCGAAGATGTATTACTTGTGTATCCATTCACACCCGTTTGAAACTCAAACGTGAATGTATTCGAATCACCGACGTTTGAAAACGTGAGTGCGTTCGTATCATCGTCGTACACGACAGAGGTCACGTTGGACACGGGTGGTGCGAGTTCATTCAAAAGATCAGATGCGAGATCGTGTGCGTTTGAGTAGTTCGTCTCGTCGAGAGTCACGAGTGTACCGTTAACCGTAAACGACTTATTTGCAGCGTGTACGAGCAACTGCGTGTTTGGAATTTTAGCTGACACGAGTGAAATTTTTGAAACGTTATATATGGGATTTTTCAAATGTACGACGTAATTCGAGGACGATGGATACAAAGTAGCATCTCTTTCACTGCTATCGATGTCGAGGCTGTAGACCTTCATTAAAATATAGGTACAATATTTTAATGAGTGTTTTACTCTGGTATATCTAAATCATTCTAGTAGAAGCGTTGGGCCAATGGATTACCAGCCAACTGGTTCTTCGCCACATTGAGTTCATTACAACGAGCGTTCGGGTTTTCGTTCCCCTTGTAGGCATTGAAGTTGTGATACTTATCATTCGTGTACTGTTGCGTCCAAGCACCGTTCGCGGCATTCATACGACCATCGATTCTCGTGGTGTCGGCACGAACGCTCGAAAGAACACCAGCCTGTTTCAAAGCGGTTTCACGAACATTCATGCGACCAGCGTTACCAGGTCTATTCGCCTTACCACGACGATCATCCGCTCTGAAACCATAGTTCTGGAGTTGTTCTGTGGTGTATCCCTTGTAGCCACGTTCGTGGGCGATCGCGCTTCCCGGAGCGGTGGTGTATCCACCGTGGAAGTTATGAATGCCTGGTGCGGGTTGATTATTGTATTGATACTGGAATTCATTCGCGTCAGACTTGTTACGCGTCGGATCTTGTGCCATCGTACCCAAAGGAATGAAACGCTTTGCCGGTGCATTTTCAAGACCGTCGGTGCGCAAACCAGTCTCGGCACGATTCGTCGTACGCTTAGTACGTTCGTGTTCCTGGCGAACCATGCGACCGCCCATGCCTTGTGCGCGACCTGGCATTTCCGGACGTCGACTCGGGAGGAACGCCGTCTTTTCAGGCATGTTGTGTGTGACTTCACCGATGATACCGTGTCGACCACCCGAGATATCATGTGCCGGTCCCGATCTACCAGGGAGCGTCGTCAAACGGTATTCACCGACATTCACCGGATTGACACGGAAAAGCTGTTGGTATCCACCGTACGCCGGGACATTCGGACCGACACCGACACCCGGACCAACCATTTGCTTTTCAATGGGAGACAAGTTGTTCATGCGACCTTGATCATACATGCGATTGCGCATACTCAAGATTTCTTGGCCACCACTTCGTTGTTGTGGAGCGATGACGGCAAACGATGGCGTTTCATTCTTCGGTTGGACTGACATCGGAGCATCGAAACGAGTTTCTCTGAATTGTGGAACTTGATCGGACAAGAGAGGTTCTTGTGGTTCAGTGACGAGACGAGGACCCAGTTGCGGAGGTTCAGTTTCCTTGCTGAGGGTTCGACCCGCGTACACCAAACCAGCTACCGCTAATACTGAGATTGGATCAGCCATTCTTACTTCTTGCTAATATTTTTATTATGGTATCTTTGGTTGAACAAACCATTCTGAAGATCGGCGCGGGTACTCGTAGGTTCATAGGACATCGACTGAAGCGGGAGTTTGCATTCAATGTTTTGAAGGGGAAAGAAGTTACGTTCATGCGTCTTGACCAAGAACTTGTTGAATTGCGACGTCGACTGAGGTCTGAGTTGATCACTCGTATCGATGTACTGCGCTGGGGATCCTTTACCAGCCATGTATGGTGCGGTACCATACAGCATGGTTTGGGGTCTCGAACCAAAGTTTAACGTACTCGGTTGAGGGTACACGAAAACGTCATCCGTCGCACGGTTTGTCGGGACTGCCGGATTTTCAACGAGCGACAAGCCAGGTTGAAGCTGATATGCCATTTACTATTAGATAAGAATATTTATCGTCTGTCTCCGCTGAAATCAAGTCCCGAGAAAGCGCCGAGCTGAGCACCTCTCGCGTTCGGGCTGCAAGCACCCGTATCACTCCTACATAATGGACGATGCCTGTCACCATAGCACCATTCGGCAAAAGCCGTTTGATCACCTGGAATAGATGTGACCGGTCCACTCACAAATTGTCGAGACGCGGCACTCTTTTGGTACATGGGCAACGGTGATCTCGAACGACCCGCGTCGTACGGGATACGATCATCCACAAAGCTACGAACAATCGGACGAACCGACGAGTAATCACACGCCGGTGGTCTGTTGGGATTATCCGTGATGTCCGTCAAAAGAACATTCGCCATCGGGTTATCGATCGACGGCATCTGACACACCGGACCCCCGAACGTCGGGCGACCGTACGTCTCCTTAATCATCTTGGATTTATACATAACATAAAGAACACCGAGAACCGTGGCACCGAGCACGAAGACACGAATGTCACGTCGAATCAAATAAAGAAAACACGTCGCATAGATGACGAATCTCGAAGATGCGTTCACGCGCTCTTCTGGAGATTGTTTATTTGTCGGCCAGAATTGCAAAATCTCCGTCGCCTTAATCAGCTCTTTGGGATCGTCAAACCAAGCTTTCATTTATATAATGTGAGGTTTATTTTTTCATAAGGTTACCAAACATACTGTTCATGGTCTTCATGAGCGCGGCCTCGTCGATACCCTTTCCATCGTCACCCATCTTATCGGCGCAATCCTTCGCGATGTTTTCAATCATGCTCAAGGTTTCCGCCGGAATCGCGGTGATCGTCGTCCCGAGCATGTAGAGCGTTTGTAAGTATTGCCAGATCGCATCCTTCGTGCCCGTCGAGAGCGTCGAGTTCCAATTATCCTTGAAGTTCAGTTCGCAGAGATATTCGATGTTTTCCAAATCATTGAGCACGAATGATTCGTCCTTTTGGGAAATCTTATCGGCGTACGGTGTGATTCCACTCATGAACGTATCGACCGCCATTCTCGGATTCGTCTCCTTCAAGAGTTCGAACTGAGTCATAAACTTTTTAATGCCTTTCTCCTGTGGGAATGTCTTGTGCAATTCCACAAGAAATTGAGTCATCATATCATTGAACGCAGAAACAGACGCCATTTTATTAGTATACCTTCAAAATCTTTAAGTCTAAAAAGGTTCCGTGGAAATCGACTCACGTTGACCGATACCATTCGACACGATAAAGTAAATAAGAATCGCGTTAAGTGCGGCGGGCTTCGTGTACTGCGCCATCTTGAGCTTACCTTCATTATTCAGTTGAGCCTTGGCGTGAATGTAAATTGCGGTGATGATCCCACCGATCAACGCCGCCCACACGGGGTCTCGTAAGTAATCGGAGAGTTCCATTTAATTATAACCAACTTTTTTTGTTCGCTGTTCTGGAGCGTCACCGAAGAATACATCTTCGTCTTGTGGTTGTGGATCTTGAACATTATTGATCGTCTTGAACTCGTTATCGAGTGGGGAACCCACTGGTCGCGCTAATTCTTCGACTGGTGCGATCTCTTGAACTTCAGCTTCAGCTTCAGTTTCAGCTTCAGTTCCGGCTTCGGCTCCGGCTCCGGCTTCGGCTTCGGGTTCCATGGGTGGTTGGGGTTCTTCTTCCATGGGTTCACCTTCGAATACATCGGGATCTTCGGCGTCTTCGGTGTCACCGATGTCGATGTCCTTACTCTCTTGTGACATGTACGTTTGAAGGATTTGTTGCACCGGAATCAATTCCTTGATCGATTCTTCGATGCACACACAGAATCGCGACGTCAGTTTTTCATCACGAATGTATTCGGATTGTTCTTCGTGATACACGTAGGGGTCCTTATACAAATTCTTTGCGGCGTTGTTATAGACGGTCTGAATGAAAACTTCATTCGTGGGAAGCTTCAAACTAATCTTCTTATTATCCGCCTTCAAACGAACCGATGAAAGAATTTTCGTACACGCGACAAACACCGCGGCGAGCAAATCACTGAACCACGCACATCGCTCGGTGATGTTATCGGAATGGGATTTCGACATCGCGTTACTCCAATTCGGAACTTCCTTGAGAAGCTTTTGATACATGATGAGCACTTGTCGCCCCTTGGAAAGTTTCGTCGCCTCATCATACATATCCTGAAACACTTGAATCATAACTGGGGTCATGAGATGACACAATTGTCCGAGGTACTCCTTCTTCGCTTCGACGAGTACGTTTAAATTGTCCATTTATGATTTAAGTGGGGTTTTAAATACAAAGATTAGTACGCACTTACTTCCTGTATTGATTGGCAACCTTTCTGAGATTGACAAAACTTGGGAATTCCACGTCTGGGTCCTCTTCCTGTTTCGGCTCCTTGGTGACTTTCACGTCCCACGTGACGTAAATGTCTATCTCGGAGACCAATTGTGTGACGAATCCACCGTTATCGAGTTGTCGCTTGAGATATCTCGCCGCTGTTGGACGATCAAATGAAGGATACCCCATGACGACACTCGGTACGCGTAGAAAGACTTGTTTCTGTCCAAACTCCGCCGTCTGTTTAATCTTTCTCGAAAATTGTTCGAAGATCTTGGTATATATTTCCTTCTTTATTTGTCTTCGTGTATTTTCGATCTTTTGTACATCATTGATGTTGATCATTACAATTAACGGAATTTATTTTTAGCGGCTTCAAACTCACTTCTGGTAGGCATGGCCTTTTCCTTGACGAGCTTATATTCGATAAAATCTTGTCCAGCCTCACCATCGGTGAATGGTTTGATATCATTCGGAATGTCGGCATCGATCGGTTGTGTTCGGAGAGACTTGATCGTGACGACGTCACCCACGATCTCCGCGTCGACCGTCACCGCAAAGCCAAAGGCAAATCCATTATTCTTCACGGCCATGAACATCGCGCGGTAAAATTGCTTATCACCACTGCGTTCTACGAACTTCTTAATGGAGGTGGTTTCGATGATGTAATTACACACCCCAGTCTTTTGCTTGATGGCCTTGTTCGTGGCGAGCACGAGACGCTCGATCGTATCGTTATCAATCTTCGTGTCCACCACACGGTACTTGGAAATGTCTTCCACTGGATCATCGAGGATGACTCCCTCATTGGGTTTGCTCCATCCTGAGAAACCAAAAATTTCACTGTAAGATTCGCGTCTGACCGTCAAAAGAAGGACGACGATCAGAAGTAGGGCGATGGGTAATCCATTCATCATGCGTTAATTTAAATTGAGAAAATAAACCAGTACATATAAATGTCACTACTGATATACAGTCCCAGGTGTGCGCACAGCCTAGACATTATTGATTATATTCAAAAGAACAAGACTTTCAAACAGATGGTAAAGTTTCACAATATAAACACTCAGGGCATCCCGCAAAAATATGCAGGTTCCATCACGCGCGTACCGACACTCTTGACACAAAACGGAAAGATTCTCATTGGAAATGAAATCAAGGCGTGGCTTGAATCTCTCGTACCCTCGAATGATTTCGGTGGGTGTGGGTTTGGTTCCGCGTGTGGTGTGTCTTCAATCGACGGTGAAGATGACGACGGGGACATTTTTAGTCTAGATAGCTACGGACGTTCACTCCAACCCGCGATGACGAAAGAACTCGAAGATCGCATAACGATGAGCGTTTCCGACGCGTATAATAACATAAAGAAGTAATTAACTAGACTTATAGATATGAGATTGGTGACGATCCAAGCATCCGCATTTAAATCTACATTTGAAGTTCTCAAAGATGTACTTAATGACCTAAACATTTACTTTAAGCCGAGTGGAATGTACATCGTGACACTCGACACGGCGCGAACATCTCTCGTCGATATGTTTCTTCCGGCGGAAAACTTTGAAGAATACGTATGTGAACAAGAAGTCATCGCGGGTATTAACATCGCCAACACATTCAAACTTCTAAAGTCTATCACGAACAACGATGTCCTTAAAATTACGGTCGATTCCCGAGAATTCATGAATATTGAGATTGTGAGTGAAGCGAAGAAAACGAGCACGAGTTTTGAGTTAAAGCTTCTCGATATCAATGAAAGTCAAATTGAAGTTCCTGAGATTCAGATGACGACCGTCACGACCCTTCCATCCATGGACTTACAACGCCTGTGTCGTGACATGTCAAACATCGGTAACGAAATTGAAATCACTCGGGTGGATACAAAACTCCGACTCCGATGCGAAGGTGATTTCGCGAATCAAGAGACGGAAATCGAATGCAATGAAGAGAGTCCGATGATATCGGGACTCTATTCATTGAAATATCTAAACATATTCACGAAAGCGACGAGTATGTGCGCATCCGTCCAGATTCTTCAAGAGGAAGCGAATCGTTTTTTGATTTTAAAATATAACGTCGCGGATCTCGGTGAGCTTCGATTTTACCTGGCGACTAAGGTAGCCGAAGATCACTAGTGTATCCATCAATCGTACTCACACTCTTCGACATTCCGAACGCGTTCGTCAAACGAATCGTTGGGTAGTCCTTTCTTAGCGTGTCTTCGGTGTAATACAACATATCTCGTATTCTTACCTTTTCACCATGAAAATCATTTTTAGGTCCAGCGTATCGCTTCACCTTTTTGGTGATGTCTCGCACTGGTTTATCGTCGTGATCAACCAACCAGGCTTCACCCAAAGGGATACTAAATGAAAACTCACTATCGATATCATCGGGTAAACAAAATCGCATGTTTTCTGTGATGAGTTTATACGTGGTTCCGTTGTACCAATACTTTATTCGAAGAATCGTTTTCTTGACGTTTTCCGGAATCACGGTGTCGATGTAATTCTTGTACGTGAGATCACAATAGACTTCATCGGTCTCGTGATCCCAATATTTTGACTCGTCTTTCCATAATGTGTCCTTGATATCGTAACGTTTCATTGGATCTATGGTATAGATCATGTTTACATTTTCAATGTAATAATCTGGCATTGTGGTCACATACTTGTAAAAGCCGTACACCCAAACAATAACACGGTTTAAAAGATTGGTGAACATTATTTTATATGGAGGGTAACTTTTTAAGTAGATACAACAACACCATTGACAAATGGAAAGAGTTAATCGAAACCGATCCACACAACCGGAATACATATGAAACTGAAATGTCAGACTATATAATCAAATGTATGCCTTACATGAACAGATATGTCGAAGACACGGGTGTGGTCACGACAGTCGATAACGTGTTCAATTGTAAAGAAACACAGGGTCTACAAAGGAAGGACATTTTCATGGACTATCTCAACGACGTTGAAAATCAAAACGTCCACAGACCCGTGGAAAGAAAAAGGGATGAGTGTCCACATTGTAAACAAAGTAATGTAGTTTTTTTCGAAGATACGAGTGACCTCATATGTGATCGTTGTGGTCTCGTGATAGCATGTTTGATTAGTGAAGAACTCACATATAGAGAAGAGCAAGAGAATACCGAGAAGATTGTCAACTATTCATACAAACGGGAAAATCACTTCAATGAGCAGATGTCACAATTTCAAGCGCAAGAAATGACATCAATTCCAGATGACGTGATCGAACAGCTTCGCGCAGAACTCAAAAAGCTTAAGATTAAATCCCTCGACGAAATCACACACGCGCGAATTCGCGGGCTTTTGAAAAAGCTTCGACTCAATAAGTACTACGAGCACGTCCCATACATTACAAATATTCTCAATGGTATCAAACCTCCGAGTATGCCACAAGAACTCGAAGAACGTCTTCGAATCATGTTCAAGGACATACAAAAACCATTCGACCGCCATTGTCCACCCGACCGTAAGAATTTTTTGAGTTACTCGTACGTGTTGTATAAATTTTGTGAACTCCTCGGTGAAGACGAATATCTCCAATACTTTCCACTCTTAAAGTCGAAAGAAAAGTTATATCAACAAGATGTCATATGGAAAAACATATGTGATGATCTTCGTTGGGAATTTATTCCAACGACATAAAGATTCGACCCGTCTCATGGTTAGCATGGAAGACCCACGCGATCTTATTCTTGAGCGACTGCAGCTCGGCAAGACTAAGTATGGTCACGGTGTTCGCGTTAACGATGATACTGTCACATGGGGTACCAAAAAGGATTCGTGGATGCACATGGCAAAGGAGGAATTTCTTGATGGCATGATTTACGTGATTGCGGACTACATACGAAAGGGTAGAGAATCTCCAAAACTCGTGTCATATCTAGAGTTTGTGTATATGTATACCCACAATTTCGTAAGGAGTGAAGATGATAATAATTTAATTCTTTTCATTCTCAAAAGAATCCACATGATAGAGAGTCCAATGCATAAACACTTACTTAAATCACTCGTTAACATGTTATATTTTTGTTCATGAGTCTATTCGGTTCAGCGGATTGTTTCACGTGAATACCGTGATAGGTAAAATCGAATGCAGGGAAACGATCCTTTATTTGTTGGGAAAGTGCGGAGACTTCGAGATGTCTGGGTATACCACTACATACGGCTAGGCGTTCGAGTTCGAGCATTCTATCCTCCATGTGTACGAATGCCTTGAGAGAGTCTGAGGTGACACCGGAATCTTCCATACGCTTATACATACCCTTGGACATACCTTCACTCATGTAAAAGTGTTTGGACCCCGCGACCTCATCGGTATTCACGGCTCGGTCATACATGAGCGCACCGGCGACCAAAAGTAAAAAGACTATGTTCATCATTTACTAGAAGACAACAATTTAAATACGTCATTGATTTTATGCACAATGTTGAATAATTGTTCAGATGTCTCCACTTTACTGGGTGTGATGATTTCAAATTCAACCTGATACGACGTTGGATCTTCTGCATCCATGTCGACTGTATCACCTGTAGACTTTGTCATGTCAATGCTTAGGTTTTTACGGATGAAAGATACACGTTCCTTGAATCGTTTGCGATCCATGTCTGTGTAATCACCGTCTTGTGGCATCGGTACCTCTCGGCAGATACTAAATCGAACATCAAAAGGAGCACTCTTTACTTTCTTGATATCTCCCTTAAACATAGATCGCTTTTGCACGATGGTTTGGTCACCCGTCTCATCATCCACGCTCATACGAACACTGTCTCGATCTCTGTAGAAGACTTCACACGAGGTCTTTTTGACGTCTTCCCATCCGTCGTATTGTTCGAGACCACGTAGAATTTGTTCGAATACATCTTTACCGACGTTTGTATCGAACATGGAACCATTAAACTTTCCGAGGCGCATTTCAACTTCGATGGATGGGTCATCCTTATTCGCATCGAAGGCGGATTCAACTTTCTTGAGGATAGATTCGACGTTCATTATTTCTTACATTTAACATTTGCGTTTTCCTCTTAAGCCTTTTTTATTCACAAATCTTAATGAAAGGATTTCAAAATTCTGGAAACTCGTGTTATTTTAACACGAGCTTACAATGTCTCCTCCATATCCCATGCCTTTCAAATTATTTCATAGATCACGGATACGATGGACCGTGTCAATTCACTAAATTGTACGCACACATGACTCGACTATTCTGGAAAATGAGCGACAAACGCACCATAGACGTGACACTGCTTCGCAATCTTTTCCAGGAAAAGTTTCCTCGATTTGACGATGATGAACAACATGACATTCAAGAAACGATACTGTGCATCATAGATATTTTAGAACAGTCAGTCCCAATTATTAAACAATGGTTTTATGGTAAAAAAATTCAACAAACCATATGGCCCGGTGGAAAGTCAGAACGTACCGAAGATTTTAGTATTCATATATTATGTTCTCAACCGATATCCCTGGAAGATATGCTTCGTGATTCGATGAAATGGAATCCAATCACCGATTTTATCGACGACAATAAAAAAGTACACAACATCGCGACGACGCGGTGCGTTTTTTCAGAACTTCCAAAAGTGCTCATCATTTCATTCGATAAGAAGAGTCACGTGGATGTCGCTGAAAAGTTAACCATCAATCAATTCGAGTATTCACTGATCGCGTCTGGTATTCATGTGGGTGTGCAGGGAGGTGGGCACTATCTCGCGTTTACGAAACATAAAGGTAAATGGTACTACAAGAATGACGATTTTATCGCTGAGCGTCAACTTCCTAGCCGTACAGGGCATTATGTATTGGTATACAATCTAAAAACTCCTTCATCTCAATATTCTCGTTAATGTTTACGAGGGTTCTGTAAAAGGTTCGTCTATTATTCGGGTATGTTTTGTCTCGTCGTCGTTTGAGTGGTTTCCACCACAGAGGTCCATCCTCCCACGTGATATACATACACTCCACGATCGCACCGTCTTCAAACCACGGTTCATTCATTTTCGATACCGGAAACTCACTCTCAAAAAACAAGCGTCCCTTTTCTTGAACGTATAATTTCCACACGGGTGGACCCACTTGCCCCGGACCCACAAAACTCACATCTTTTTTCATATAAAAGTCAACTGTATTTTTGTTTCGTGGTTTCCATTTGAACATTGTTTCATGCGTTCCTATTCTCACCGGTTCATTCACCGGTGTGAATACGAGTCCATCTACATTTTGAGTCACAGTCGGTAGATATTCATCCATAAATTTTTTGAATTTAATCAACGGATAAAATGTTTTGAGTTTAAGTCTATATTTGTCAGTCTTGACATAAATGATTGTCTTCAAGAGTTTACCAATTTCATCGAGACGCTGATTGAAATTCATATGACCGATGGGTTTGCCATTTATAATCAACGCATCGTATACCATGAGCGTGTCTTCATACAATTCCCCATCGAGAATCGTACCCTCGTACGCCGGTCGTCGTAAACTAATCGATACCTCAAACATATCAAACGATCGATTCACGAATATACATTTACGAACGCCTTCATACGTCAACGCCACCATCATGTACCGCATCCCATCGGTTTTTTCGCACACCACATATTCATTATTTCGTAAAATCGGAAAATGTTTACGTTCGATTGAAATGGGTTGCGGTCCCGGGAAATACTCTTTACTTCCCCACACTTTATGTATGAAATCCACGACATATGTATACAATGGTTGCGACGATGGTATAGACATGTTGATATATGGATTTTAAGCTTTAATTTGTTGATACACCCGCGGCGTTGAGGATGTTGCTAATACATTCATGTGAGTATGTCATGGTTAACTTAGCCGCTGTAAATGCATGAATTTTCATGCCATTTTCCTTGAACTTTGCAAACATATGTTCGGAACGTGGAAGAATCTTCACGTTCCCAGTCTTTTTATCTTTTATAAACTTTGAAGCATTTTTACAATTCATAACCCACACGCGTGCACACGTAGACTCAACCACGTACACATTCTCAGATATCTTTCGTCCAACCTCGGTATCAAAGTGGAGACCCATTTGACTATTCGGTTCTATGCACTCATCGTCTCGAACCTTCGCCTTGAAAAGTCCCCAATCGATTCCCTCCTTGACGCCCGGAAACACGAGACACCCGATACCTTCATGCTTCTCAAACACCTGAAGAATAGAGTCATCATCCATACCAACACCAAAGTCAATAAACAGAATCTTATCTGGATTCTTCTTCAAGGCATCCGTGACGACGTCGGATTTTTCATATGGATCATCATTCACGAACACGATTTCATTATTCACACCGCGCTCCAGACATTTCAAATTCAAACGAAGAATCGTATGAAGTGTCTTCACGTGACACGATTTTGAACGAGTCGTGAGAATGGTGGTTATTTTCATACTTCATATACAAAGTATCTAAGCCTTAAGCCGTTCATTCAAGCATCCACTAAATGGTAAATTTCCCACGTGACCCAAGGTTGTATTGATGTCCGCGTAAATCTTTCCACCACACTGTTGCCAACGTCGACAAAAGGCGTAATCTTCCGAGAGATATCGCTTCGTTTCGGGGTCAATCATACAATCAAAACACGCGTGATAATCATCAAAGTCTCTATTTTGATGATCGTTTTTACACCACAACTGTGGGAACTTTTCTTCAAGCTTAGTAAACACGTCGCGTTTAATGAGCATGAATCCCGTCGGTCCATCCAAAATCTCAATAAAACCATTTTCAACTGGACGACGCGAAGCTCCGAAATTCAAGACGAGACTCGATGAAAGCATGGCCATGTTACGATCATCACCACCCTTCACCGCGCTCGCCGCTTGGTCCCACATCACACACTTCTTCGGATAACACGCAACGGCGATGTCGTGTCCCGAATTCACGAGTCGTAGTACACTGTCCGGGTCGAAGTCGACATCGGCATCAATGAACATGAAGTAATCTGCGTCCGTTTTTTGCATGAAGCGTCCGACGGCCACGTTTCGAGCACGGTGTACGAGGGATTCATTTTCAGTAGTATCTATGTACAATTGGATACCGTGTTTAATCAAATGAAGCTGCAATTTTATTATACCTATCATATACTTTTCTAAACACAACCCTCCGTAGCACGGTGTACTCAAAAAGACTTTCTTTGTCATTCTGACTATTTTTAAGCTTTAACCTCTAAGTGTTTTTTTATGATACTTTCAATCTTGTTGATCGTCGGTACCGACACTGAACACTTTTCACAGATTTCAGACTTGGAACACCTACCGCTAAGTACTATGAGAATGATTGCAGACGCGATGCTATTAGGTGTCTTACTCATGAGTTCGACACA